ATTACCCTTAACCACAGTCCAAGTTTCTTTTCTTTTATGGTGGTATTGATATGATAATCTTTGACCAGGTGCTACTGTTATTCTTTTTACTTTACATTCAGGAGAATCTAATAATACTTCATACATTCCCCAAGGTCTGCTTTCTACTTTGTATTTCATATATCTAATTTTATTTTATTTCTCATAACCTTATTCATGTGACGATTTGCACATAAAGCTGATTCTTGAATAATTCTATGTCCTGATAGGGTAATTGCTTCACTTAAAATTGATTGATTCATTCCATATCTAAATGAAGGTAATGCTGTAGCTCCATATAAACTATTAAGTAAAATTTTCATTGTATATTGCATTAAGTAATTATATTCACCTGCTTCTTTATCTCCAGATTTATATGCTTTTTTCATACGTCCTTTATATAAAACACGTTCTTCAAACCATTTTTTTAATATAGTAGATAATACTGCTTCTTTATCTGTTCTAAACATCGAACCATTAGCTGCTACAGCTAGCTCATTTTGTTTGATCATTTCAACTAATCTACCAGCATTAACATAAGTTTGTTTTCGTTTTGAATTCTCTACTAGTAATTCTTCTTCAGGATCCCGTTCTTTTAAATCGTTAAGACCCAATCTATTATTACGGTCATCTGCATCTATAATACGACCCACGAATGTTTCTTTACCTATGTTTATTGACATAATTATAGATGGATACAGTGATGTTAAATCCTCGTCAAACATATATTTGTATAATCCTGCTTTAGGGCAAAATAGATACCCACCAGCATAACCATCTTTCTTTTGGGGGTTAGGTTCTTTTGGGGGTGGTATTATATTTTGTGATAATAAATAAGCTGAAATTGCTCCATCTTGAGTAACACTGTTAGAATAAACTTCACTATAGTTATGTTTACCTTTATGTGATAAGTTTTTAGTTAAAGCAATGTATTGTAGTTTTTCATCTAATTTTTGGAGTATTTCAACATCAACAAAATTATACTTGATAAATTTATGTATGTCAGTTTCAAATAATTGGTCTAGATTTCCCTCATACTCAATCTTATTCATACCAACATATTTCTCCCCAATAGCATCTAATTTCCAACTTGGTTCATCTTTCCAACTATACTTTTTATGTAAACGAATGTAATCAAGTGACTCAACTCCTACAATATCAACATATTGATTTCGTTTATAAAAGAATTTAGAAAACTTTTTAGATTCTACTTTACCTAAGGGAGATAAATGATCAGCAAATTCTTTACCTACTGTATTACACATTCTATAATATAAATAAGGTATATCAAAATAATCTGAGTTATAACCAATTAGTATGTCAGGGTCTATATCTCTAATTTTTTCAATAAATTTAGCTAATAATTCATTTTCAGTTTGACAAGGTATAATTTCCTTATTTTTAGCCTTAGTATGATTTAGTTGACCTTTTTTATCAAGAATTAAGATGTGCCAAGTATCAGGTGTTTTATCCCACCAAGCTATAGAAGTAATAGGCATTGGGGCACTTTCAATATAGTCTTCAGTTAATGCACCTCCAATTTCACACTCAATATCAAAAAATACTTCCCTATGTCCTGTAGAAGGTACATCATTAATCCCATATCTTTCAACTAAGAATTTTTGATGAAGCTTCATGTCATGGAAGTGAAGATTTGGAGTATTCTTATTACTGTAATTGGGGTTCTTTGAAAAATACCAATTATTAGTATGTTTTAAATATTCCCCATTTAATCCAATATTAGTATGTTCTTCTTCCTTACATTCTTGGTATGCTATATTTTCATAAGGAATAACCTGATGGCCTTTATCTTCTTCCCATAAATGCATTTCCCAGACATTATGGCCTAATTTTTTACCTTGATAACATTTTTTATACATTATATAACTTTTATTTACCTAAATATACAAAGGCTCCCTACGGGAGCCTAAGTTTTTTATAAGTATTCTTTCTTTAATTCTTCTTGTGTAAAGAATTGTTTTAAATCTGGTCTATAGTAATTAATTGATTTCATTACTTTACGATCACGTGTTCTATATACTACAAATCGGTTTTCGATCTGTTCAAAGTGACATGGCTCATCTTGTTCTTTAGAGCGGAGGGTGACAGTTTCCATGGCTTCCTCTTTAGTGCTACAAGACTTCGACATATTGCTTCCTTGTACTTCTTGATAAGCGGGCCATATCTTATCTTTAAGACCATGTAACATAGTACCGTTCCCAAGGGAAACATAAGCAATATCACACAAAGCATCCAAAACTTCCACGATGTCTCCGTTTTCGCAAGCCTGTCTATATTCTTCGAGTTCTTCAAGTACAAAGTCGTATACGAATTCCCACTCTTTCTTTTCTGGTATTTTTGGTTCATAATTGTTTGGTTTTCCAAAAGTTTTATTAAAAATTTCTACTTCATCTACAAATGGGACCCGTCCATTTGCTTCTGGATCAAATATTTGGAAATCTAATTTTAATTGTTTACCCATTTTTATTTTTTTTATTTATTTTATTTTGAAATTTCATAAATGATTTTTCTTTATCATTAGTTAATCCTCCTATAGTATGTAATTTACTATCTTCTTCTGACCATACCACAGAATTATCTTCTCTTTCTGCAAATTCTAAAAATTCTTTGCTTTGGAAATAATCTTCTACTTTTTCGTTAAACTTATCTGCTTTATTTTTTTGTTCTTTAACTCCATCAGTTAAATAATCTTGAATAGGTTTTGAATCCTTATCTTCCCAAGGGTATATCAACCATTCATCTCCTTCATGTATATTAGCCCACATATTAGGTTGAAAACATGATGTATGGGGTTTATAATGCAATACTGCTGTCCAAACACCTGGGGCTTTTTCTAATGTAACTCCTGAATCACATATATCGTCAACTACTAAAGTATTAGGTAAAATAACATCAGTATAAGGTAAACCTAATTTATGTGATATTAAAACTGCTGGGATTAATCCTCCTCTAGCAATACCATGAACTGAATCTATATTGGGTTGGTCATGTCGAATTTTATTACATAAATTATCAACAGCATCATTTACATCATCCCAACTAAGGTATATTTTATTGTCTACTTTTAATGTCATAGTTTATGAGGTGTGAATTAAACTTGACCAAGTTTCATGAGAAACATCACTACAAAAATTACTATCAGGGTGTAATATAACTGATATAGCATCATGTGAGTGTAATGATTCTTGGTGTGAACATATTATTCTAAAATCTTTTATTCTTTTATCTGCAATTAACTGCTCATATAATAATCTAGCAGCATCTTCTACAAATTTAAGATAAGAACCATTTAATTCAGCAAATGCCATTTCATCTTCTCTTTTAACCACTACTTGAGTTTCAGTATTAAGAGCTTTATTACACATTTCTTGTAATTCCTCTATCCAAACCATATCATCAAATTCAATAGATATTCTAGCTACTGATCTTTGTGAATGTGATACTGTTGCTTTATTTCTATATTTTCTGGCATATTCGGCTAATTCATAAGAACAAGGACATGCTGAAGAATATACAAAATCAAAATGCATATATTTTTTTAACTCACCTTCTTTATTTAAATCACCTTCTAGAGTAACATTATAATATTGGTAACCTTCATTATCTGATCTAAGTGATTTTTTAATTATAGGATAAGAAAACTTAAGTGAAATTTTAGAATCAAATGTTTTTAATTTATCTTGATATGCCTTTAATATCTCTGGTAGTTTATCAATGCTAAAAGTATCATTTTTATATTCATAAAATGATCTCATAATACGAGACATATTAATCCCTTTTTTATGGGCTTCAAGAGATACAGTACCTGTTACTTTAGTTTCTAATTCAATGTCACCATTATCTCGTGTTTGATATCTTAATGGTAGTCTAAAATTATGTATTCCAACTTGTTGAATAGCAACAGGTGAACCTTGAATTAAAGATGAAGGACCATTTTGCAAATCAGGGAAGGTTTCAATATCTTTTTTAGTTGGTTTAAATTTAGAATCAAAATCTCTATTTGGTTCATTATATTTAACCGAATGCTCGTTTGCTTCTGGTTCTTGGTAAGAATCTACGTCTCCCACCCATTCATACTTTTTTACAAATTTTTTACTCATTTTTTATATAATTTTTTAATTTATCTACTAATACTAATACTTCATCTGGTTCCATTGTTATGGCACAACAGACATTGATATTTTCTGCTATTTCCTCTAATATACGAAGGGCTTCTTGCTTTTCCACTATACTTCGCGTTGATCTTCGAAAGCAATAATGTGTGGTCTCCAAGTCATTCTATACCCATTATCTCTCACCCAATCAAATACTAATGGATACGATTTAAATAATCCTTCTCTTGAATCTCCAGCAGGCATAAACCATACTTTTTCAGGTTTAACTTCTAATTGAGCTATACAATCCACTATTTCAGCTAGGGCATCTTGATCTTTACCATCCCATACTGGTTTAATATGGTAATCTGAATGGTATGCTATTGATTGTTTAATTGCTTCATAATTAAGTCTTAACTTGTTATGACGTTTTACCATTCTTTCGTCAGTAACCCCTCCCTGAGGAGTAAGAACACCAACAACGGGAACGCTATTACTAAACTTAGGAGAAATTGAAAGTAAATTAATGGGATAATCGGTAGGAAGGAAATGAGATCCTTCAGTTTCGATAGTAATGAATATTTCGTTTTCATGTGCAAAATGTGTTAGTTCATTTACTAAAGCAGGATGCATAGTTGGAGAACCCCCAGTAAGCATCATCTCTTTTATATGAGGATTATCCTTATATGCTTGAATAATATCTTTAAAATTAAATTGTCCTTTTTCTGGGTGTATTGAAGTATACCAACTATCACACCATCCCCCTTCACCAAAATAACAGCGGTGGGTGCAACCTGTTGTACGAATAACTACTGTGGGGTATCCTGCTCTTGATCCTTCTGATTGTACTGCAGTATAAATTTCTACAATTGGAAGATTTTTATCGTAGTCTTCAATACGTTTCAATTGTTTATGTTCCATATAATTTTTTTAAGTGGTTTTTTATTCACTGTTATAACTCTATTCGCAGTAATAAGCTGCATTTTTTCCATGCTCCATGAATTTAACTTTAATAACTCTTACTCTGTTATCAGTTTCAGTTTTAACAAACTCATTTAGCTTACCATAAATATACTCAGCAAATTTCTCTGCGCCAGTAGCTGGTATTATTCTTACTTGTGCTACACCAGCTGCATCCATTTGTTGAAATGCTTTTACCTCAGGATCATCTTCTGCTATAATCAT